TATTCTAGTTTAGAATTAAAATATATTAAATCTGGTGCGATACGTTTTTCTTTTAAAAGTGTTAATGTGTTTAATTCAATATCAAATTTCTTCTTATTTGGGTCTTCTAATTTCAATGTTTTTCTAATAAACCATTTTGTATCTATAATTCGATTTAATAATCTTCTCTTTAATCTCTTTACTACATATCCTAGTATTGTATTACCAGATTTATCGGATAAATTATAAAGGTCAAAATATTCGCCATGTTCTAAAACATTATCCTTACTAAAATCAATATAATCTAAGTTTAATTTTCTTAGTTTCTTTGAACCTGTGTAGTATAACTCATCCGATGTCATGGAATATTTACTATACTGCAACAAATAAATCAGTTAATACATTTTTTTTAATTAAAATTGATTTTTATTCTGTCTTCTTATTTAAAAAATAAATTGTAGTATTATATAAAAATGGACTTAACAAAGTATTATTCAGACATAGAGAAAGCAGTTCGTTATGCTAATAACGACCCATCTTTAGAGTTGGAGGTTGTCCTAAGAAATAAAAAAATTGGCGTATCAGTGTTTTCGAAATTACTTTCAAAAATAAAATCTCTAAAAGGTTATTTAATGTCTGTAGAACCTACTATTGAAGAATCATTAGATATAAGTTTTGCTGATAAGACTATCAATACTAGAATAACACTTTTAGGAAAGAGAGCTATTATGGAATATTGTAAAAAGAATGATATTTCAACTATTCCAAGTAAATTCATAAGAATTATAAACAAAGAACGTGTTAGAACAATTGATGTAAATGATTATGGAATTAGATTTAATTCAAAGAGAGAAAAAGGAGTATCACAGAAAACAGCAGAAGCAACAACACTAATCTCAACATTAAAAGGTTTAAATAAGGTATTTCGTTATAAAAAGAGATATTCATTCACCACAGCAGATGGATTATTTCAATTTGATTGCACAGTAGTCAAAACAAACACAAGCAGAGAAAATAGAGGTCCAAATACCAAAAAAATGAAAAGTGAATTACGTGATTTTATGAAAAAATATGTAATTGTTCCAGAGTATGTTGTTGATAGAAATAAGTATATTGACGAATTAAAATCTACTGATTTTGTTGAATTAGTTGGTAAGTCTTATACTGAATATATCCCAAAAAAGAATATCAAAGCAGCTCGTGTTTTTGAAAATGAGATGAATTATGAAGTTGAGTTAGAATATCTTGGAAACAAACTTGAATCAGACAAACGACCAGATAATGGAAAGGTAATTGATGGATTTGTTGAAAATACAGGATTAATTCTTCAAATTATAAATGATAATTATTTCCTCATTTCAGAAGATGAGAGGAGTGCATTCTTTAAAACTTATAAAGATTTAGTTAAAGATTATAAATTCTCAGGACCACAAACTGTTGATTTAGAATTAAGTTCTGTTCTTGAAAGAGATTATGCTGATTATTTTAATACAGTTAATATCAGAAAGAATTATAGTGTAACCGATAAGGCAGATGGAGAAAGAAACCTATTAGTTATTGGAGAAGATGGAAAGGGATTTATGCTTAATCGTAAAAATGTAGTTAAAGCTACTGGATGTGTATTTACTGGTATGAAAAACTGTATTTTAGATGGAGAATATATTACAACTGACAAACATGGAAGACCACTTTGTCTCTATATGGTATTCGATATATATTTCATGAATGGAGAAGACACTCGTGATAGAATCTTAATTCGTGCTATGGAAGATAGAACACCAACAAGCACAATACAAAAATCACGTTTTGAATATCTTGATGATTTTTTCAAAGAAATGAACGTAAAATATATCTCAGAAACTGGTATTAAATTCACAGTTGAACGTAAAACATTCTATTTTGGTTCAGCAGACCCTTTTGAAAAACGTGTTGAAGATGAAATAAACAGAATGCGTAGTTTGCATAATTTAACCGATTCAGAGGAAGAAAAGGCTGATATAATAAAATCAATTAAGGGATTAAAAGGAGATGAAGGAATATTCGCTCATTGTAAAACAATTTTAGAAAAAGATTATGTATATGATATTGATGGTCTTGTATTTACTCCAATTAATTTAGCAGTTGGTGAAGAACCAAATATTAGAAAGAGAAACCAATATTCTGGAAGATGGCATCGCAGTTTTAAATGGAAACCACAGGATTTAATTACAATTGATTTCCTTGTAGATGTTAAAAAAGACAGCGATGGAAAACCTTTAATTAGTTATGGTAAGCATGGTGGTGAAATGGTTCCATACCAATCATTGGTGCTTAAAGTTGGTTATGATCCAAAACAACATACTCGTTATAACTCATTCCGTGTATTAAATGAAGCACAAGTATATTCTGAGCGTTATAGTCCTATTCCATTTCAACCAGTAAATCCTTTTATGAGAGATACACATATTCTTTACATTCCATTAGATGGAAATGTAATCAAATGTGAAAATGGAATGCCTATACGTGATGGAGATATTGTTGAATGTCTCTATAATCCAAAGGCACAGGGACATTTCAATAAATGGAAACCATTACGTGTTCGTGATGTTCTTACACCAAATGATTTTATGACTGCAAATAATGTTTGGAGAACTTTCCATAATCCAATTCTTGAAGATATGATTAAAACTGGTATTGTTGGTGAAACTCGTGAAGAAACATACTATTTCAATGTTAATGCAAGAAAAGATTTAACAAGTAAAAGTCTTGGTGATTATCACTCTTTCTTAAAGAAGAACCTAATTAAATCAGTATCAAAACCAGGTGCATCATTACTTGATTTATCTTGTGGTAAATTGGGAGATTTAAATCACTGGATTGATTCTGAATTAGGAATGTGTGTAGGATTAGATTTAAATCGCGATAATCTTGAAAATGTCGATAATGGAGCTGCTAATCGTGTTTTAAATAAAATTGCTGAATTTGAAGCAAGTCAAGGTTCATCACCTTCAGTATTGGAAAATATCTTATTGATCTGGGCAGATACTTCACAGAATGTAAATGATAGTAGTGCTGGTAAAGACACCTTGAATCAATACTACTTAGATATCATAAAAGGTCGTGCTCCATTAGAAGAGGTTAAAAATAGTAAATTAAGAAAATTTTATGGAATAGGCGACCTTTCAAATGGTGGTGGATTTGATGTTGTTAGTTGCCAATTCTCAATTCACTATTTCTTTGAAAATGAAGCTTCATTACGCACTTTCCTTGTAAATGTAAGTGAAAATTTGGTTACTGGAGGAAAATTTATAGGAACTTGCTTAAATGGTAATCGTGTATTTGATACACTCGGACCAAGAAATAGTGTTGAAAGATTTGAAGGCGATAAATTGGTGTGGAAAATAACTAAGGCATATGAAGAAGAATCATTTCCAAATACTGTCGAAGGATTAGGAATGCCAGTTGATGTATATTTTGAATCAATTGGCAACACTACTCGTGAATATTTGGTTAATATGGATTTATTAACAGCTATTGCAGCAGACTATGGATTAAAAGTATTAACAATTAATGATTTCGGTAATAAATATTCTGAATTATTGAAATTAAAAACACAATATGGTGATTCAGGTAAAATGACCGATATATTAAAAGAATATAGTTTTATGCATGACTACTTTATATTTGAAAAAGATTTAAAGGTAGATGATGATAACTAATGAGAATGATTTTTGAAATCAATGTAAAAGAAACACTTAAGCTGCCAGATATTTTTTTATCTTATTCATCAGAAAAAGATTCTGAGATGGGTTCAGAAAAATGTGAAGAATGGAATAAATTAAGAGCTCTTAAAAATCAGATAGACAATTATGAAATTAAAGATTGGGATAAAAATAAGAAAATGACTAATCCATATGAATTAATTTATATGCCATCTAGAAAGGTAAAATATGAAAGTATTGCCTATATTGACCCATTAAGTAGGTCTTATTTTAAAATGTGGGAACTCTTGTTTAATCATTCTTTTTTACCATATGAAAATAAATGTGAAACTATTTTGAACATTGCAGAAGGACCTGGTGGATTTATTGAAGCTCTTGTTAATTATCGTAAAAAATATCATTCAGCGTGTGATAATATAAATGCGATAACTTTAAAATCAACTAATAAGGAGATTCCTGGTTGGGATAAATCTTATCAGTTTTTAGTTGAAAATAAGAATGTTAAAATTCATTATGGTGAAGATGGAACTGGTAATATATATAATGTTGAAAATATAAAACATCTCAGAAAGTATATAAAAAGTAACAATGAGTTAGCGACATTAATTACAGCTGATGGTGGATTCGATTATTCTAAAAATTTCAATAATCAAGAGGCAAGTAGTTATCGTATAATATTTTGCGAGATAGTTACTGCAATCTGTAATCAGGCAATTGGTGGTGTTTTCATTTGTAAAATGTTCGATACCTACAGTAAATTCTCAAAATTTTTTATTTACCTTCTTTGTAGTTGTTACGCTAATGTATTTTTTCACAAACCAGTAACTAGTCGCCCTGCAAATTCAGAAAAATACATAATATGCAAAGGTTTTAGAGGAATTCCTGAAAAATACATTCAAAAACTTTTTATTGTAATTAAATCGTGGGATTTACTTGAACGAGAAGGATTAAAAGTGGATAACATTTTTAAAGGTGAAATTCCTAAGAGTCTGAATGATAAAATTAATGAATTAAATACTCTTCACTATAATCATCAAAAGAAAAGTATAGAAGAGACTATTAATCTCATTGAAAATAAACCTAATTTATCAGCATTAAATAAAATTATTAAAACGCAAGTCGCTTATGCTAAAGAATGGTGTGAAAAATACGATATACCAGTCAATAATAAAAGCACATTTTTAGATAAGTGAATATAATTTTCTATAAGTATTATAAGTATAAATAGAAATGAGTTGTAATAGAATCAATTATTGTAAAAACACAGAATGCTTAAATGAATTAGAAGATATCCCTGTTGATAAAGAAAGCAATGTTCCACTTGAACATAGAGGAGATAGTTATTATGTTAGTATTCAACCAACAATGAAAAATGGTGGTTTATATGGTGGTCCAGCAGTGGATAGAGCATGGATTCCAAAACCAGTATATCCAACAAGTAGTTATTTTACAAATTATTTATTAGAAGAGGCTAATCCACCACCAGGC